CCTGCTTCAATCATAGTTCTAGGGTCTGTTAGGCCTTGAACAGCTTGTTGCTGTTGAGCCATCATTTGTGCCTGTTGTTCTTCTTGTGCTAATTGTTCTTCAGACTTAATTAATCCTGATGTATCAATTTGATTTGCAACCGCAAATTTCTTAATTGCATCAGAAACATTAATATACTTAGTTAGCACTTCTGCACCAAGTGTCTGAGCCATATCAGATAAAAATTGTAATAATTTTAACCTATCTGATTGTCTACCTAATGCTTCCATACCAACAATAATTTTTACTTTAACTATGTCTTTAGGAAGGTTAGGTAAGAGTTTCTTCTGCCTTAACATAGCTAATACTGTGTTAATGTATGGCAGTTGAAATTCTGTTGTTAATATTCCGTACACTCCACCGAGTGCATCTTGTAATTCATTTGCAACAAGAGAAACTTCTGTAGCTGTAACTCTTTCTGCTTGTCTTTGTACAGACGCATTTAATAGAAATGCAAACTGTA